GACAGGCCAGCAGCAAACGACGAGGAGGAAAAGCTCATCGTCGACATCAACACGTGGTTGGAAGACAAAGGCGGAAGCTTCTGCTCCTCTGCCCTCAAGTCTCACATCCCCGGCTCTGATCTGGTAGAGCTGCCTCTCGGTGCTGACCACGCGGAAATCAAAGCGCAATTCGCAGCAACCCGAGGTGATGTTCAGCGTCCTTCATTCGCAGCGAAGGACAAGCCCAAAGAGCTGAAGTCAGCCGCACCCGAGCCGCCTTCCCCCAATCAAAAGAAGGCGGTAGAACTGACAGAAGAACAAGCCAAGGCGTTGGGAATCGACTTCTGACAAAAAAACTGTCTGCTAAACTAAATTAGAGTGGATGACATGGGCGGGACACCGCCCTTTTTTTTTGTCAACTCTCAGAAGTTTCCAACCCTGACGGATGCTCAACTTCTTGAGGAGCGAGCAGCTCGTCAAAGCCAGGCAGAAGCACGGAGTTCCGAGCGCACCACGAGGCTAGCCGGGAAAACAAATGGGCTCGGATGAGGTATTGTTTGTGGACCCCTTCGAAAATCTCCAACAACTGATCTCGATTAAGCTTGGCCGCGTCAGTCATCACACGCTTATGTAAAAACTCCTGCTCTGTGCTCATCCAACTTAGATTTAACATAATCTACAGAATGTCTTGATTAAAGCTTACGGGACAAACCCCTACAAAAAGCAAACCGGTCATTAAGATCTGACAGATTAAACTCGAAAGAACATGACAGACTCCTTCTACACGATCCCGAATGGCGTCACGCACGCCTTGATAAAGCACTCATTCATTACGGGAACCATCCTCGTTCCGCACGATCCTTTAAATATCTTAGGAGATCAATTAAGAAAGCACAGGCTGAATGTAACAAGCAATACAGATGAAAACAATGTAGTGGATCCTATGTGGTGGGTAACACAGAAAGAACGTAAATACGATTGGGTTGTAGCTGCGACAATGGGCTTAGGTGAAAAAGCAGAATACATCTTGGAATATGGTATCCAAGTAGCCCAGCATGGAATTGCTGTGCTGGATCGTTTGTCCTTTATGGAGCCCGTAGCCAAACGTAAAAGCTTTCTTCTGGCAAACAAAATCAGCAATATCATTGTGCTGAATCCACGGCCGAAATTCCGCTCGATGGGTTCGACCCGCGACTCGGTGACCAGCTGTTGGTTCCTGTTCCAGCGCCCAGAGTGCTGGCATGACGGAACTCAGATAACATACGGTCTCGACTGGGACCGAGTAGACCCCCTCCCCCCATTGCCATGACTTCGTTTCGACAGCAAAAGTTCGACAAATTTCAGAGGGATGTTCTGGAAAAACTTACAGAAACTAACAAGCTTCTGGAAAAGGTCTGCGCAATTATGGTATCGGATCAGCTTTTACAAGAATGCGTGTCACCCAGCGGCGAGGCTCGTACTGCGGAAGAATGCGCTGAAATAGTAAACGAGAGTTTTTGTGCGGGAATGTGCTTGAGCGAAGAACTAGACAGCCACGCTCAGAACTTTTCGTACCAGAAATCGGAATTCTTCATCGACACGGAAGACAATGATATTGAAGCTACATCAGATGCTGAAGGTGACGACAGTGATGAAGAAGACGACGATGAGGAAAATCCGCCGCAGGCTTTTTCAATAGTTTTTTAATAAGATCGACTAGAGTTAGACTAATTCGACACAATGCTGTGTCCCAAACTAGATTAACTCTGAATGGCTTGAGGCACTACGTTTGTGATGGAGTGCCTCGTCCGTTACCTTCAGTTACATCTGTCTTATCGGCCACGCAGACAGAAGAAACACGGAAAAAACTGAATGCGTGGAATCTGAGTAACCCAGGTGCTCTAGAAAAAGCAGCAGAAAGGGGAACTTGGATTCACTCCGCAACAGAAAACCACATCAGAGGGTTAACAGTAAGTCCCCCAGAGGAATACAAACCGTACTGGCGCGGTGTGCCGGAGGCTCTCGATACGTTACTAGCTAACGGCAGAGTCCTATGGAGTGAGTCTCCGTATAACCAACCGCAGTGGCGGAAATACGTAGGAGATGATGGAGTAGGACGACTTCATTACTACAACGAACAGACGGGACACGGTTATGCCGGATGCCCGGACTTGATCTATCGAGATGAAAACGGAGAGACAATCTTGGCGGACTTTAAAACCAGTACTTCGCCGTATTCTCTAAATTTTCCAAAGGCTAACAGCGATGTACCCGACAAAGTTAAGAAAGCCCTTATAGGCGGAGTATTCAAAGCAAAGAAAACAATGATGCAGATGGCTGCATATGCCTTAGCGGCGGAAGACTGCTTAGGAATTCGAATTGATAAAACACGAATTATCGTGTCCACGCCGCTGCCAGAATACGATGTTCAAGTTTTCTCATTTAGTCGATCCCAAGTAGATAAACATACGGAACAATGGTTAAGTGTTTTACGTCAATTTTACGATCTACAAAACAAGTAACTTCTTCAGAAATTTATCTAAGGATGGAAAAGCTTAATGACGACTTCCGCTGCGCTGCAGGGAAAGTCGTGGCAAAATGGCAAGACTGGGAGGTCTCGTGAAATTCGTCTTCAGCCGGAACGATCAAGTCAAAAACGCTATAAACCCGAAAACGGGCAAGATTTCGGCTGGCGGCAACTTCCGAGTTTTTAATGAGAATTGGATCGCAGAGAATGAAGATATCGATACCTTGATTCGCTTTGTCTGCGATGAACAAAATGGTCTCTGCGCGTGGCATTTAATTGACGGAAAAAGAGTCGATAAAAAAACAGGCTGTGTTCAAGCCGGTTTGATTATCGTAGATATAGATAACCAAGCTGATGGTAAAGACGAGAACGGTAATAAAATTCAGGATCAACAACTAACAGTAGCTGAAGCTCTTGAGCTTGATCTATGTAAAAAGTACTTAAGCGCAGCTTACTTATCGCCAAGTCACACGCCGGAATGGCCACGCTTCCGGCTGGTCTTTGGTTTAGAAAAACCAATCATCGACACTGGCTTCTACCAGTGGTTTACCAGGCAAATCTCAGATCAAATCCCTGGCTCTGACCGAAGGGCAACACAAATCCCCAACCTCTTTTACGGCGGGATCGGGGTGGAGAGCGTCCTGGGTGTGTTTAGCAACTTCATCCCATCCGCCAAGATCGACGAGGCTTTTGCTGCATACATGGCCCTCCCTAAGGAGGACGAATCGGATTACGACGCAGACCGCTATCTCACCACGGTCAGGGATGAAAACGGAGTTGAGTTAGTTAAATTACTCAGCCGTACGGTTCGTAACATGTTCGACGGGGAGGCGGTCGACGACCGTTCCTTCGCCATGACCGTAGCCCTCAAGGAAATCTTGGGCTGGTGCAACTGGTTGAACGCTGAGGGGATTGCGACAAGCGACGACCCCTTGACAACGGCACACACCATATTCGAGAATATCTACGAATACAGCCCGAGCCTCGATGGGAAGTTCTTTCGGATCCTCAACAGCATCACGGACCCGAGTCAGTTAAAGCCAGCCATCGCCATCGCCTCGGAAGACGGCGACCTGGCCGGTTGGAAACGAATCAAAAAGACAAACCGTCGCGCTTTCGACGAATTGTGTTCTGAGGAAATCAAAGATCAGATCAAAACCACAAAGCCAAAGCCAACTAACTCGGTTTTATCTTTCGAAGAGCTTTCAGAGTTTGATATTTCGAACTCGAACAACACAACATCAACACCAACATCAACAACAGCAACTGAGGAAAAAGAAGTGCCAAACACGCCAGCTCAACTAGTTCAGATCCAACAGAACAACAGACAGTTCTCAGAGAACGATGTAGCAGACATTATCGTAAACAACTATGGAGGGGAATTCTTGTTCGATTCTTCTCTAGATGAGTTTTTTACATACGACTCAGATAAGAAAATTTGGTATCTACAAGACGAACAACACATCAAGCGCAGGATCGTAAAAACCCTAGATACGTTCGTAACGGCTGGCGTGCTGCCTAGGTATAACTCGTCCACGGTGAGCTCGGTCTACCACATCCTGAAAGCGAAGCTGCTCAAATCCATAGACGGCGGCCGTACGTCAATCTGGAGCAAGAACCGAGGAAAGATCGCCTTCACCAACGGAGTGTTGGACGCAGAGACCTTCGAGTTCGAGGAAGACAATCAAAAGGAATTGTATCTGCGTAGCCGCTTGGCATACCCCTATGACAAGACGGCAAAATGCCCGAAGTTTCTGCAGTGGATTGACTCCTGTGTAGGTACAGAGCGGGTCATTATCATTCGAGCATTCTGCCGGGCACTCCTGACGGGATACACGACTGGGGAGCGTTTCCTGCACTTGGTAGGCCCTGGTGGCAC